GTTCCAGCAACAAGACAAATCATCGTGTAAAACAATCCAGATACAACCTGTGTGGCAATATCCTTTGTGCTTGTTAAGAGACGAAAGAGATTAAATTGTTCTTCCTGAGACTTCTTATTTGCGTCATTCAGATTCTTATTCTGTGCAACAGTAGCTGAATTCTTCGGATCAAGAATCAGCCCAAGATAAGGCTGAGCAACACTCTGTGTTATAAACGCCTTTACAGTATTCAGCTTGTTCTGAAGATCAATTGTCTTTTGAGAGGCCGCTGTCTTATTATACGCGTCAAGTTCAGTAAAATATGCCTTCATTTTCTTTACAAAATCCGCATTTGGAACCTGTTTCTTTGCATCCATGTCATCAATGACACTAGGGCCAGTCCTCGCAATATATTCAAGAGTTAGAACAGCCGCATTATAAGCTGTCAAATCAGCCTCTGTGTCCTTAAGCAGCTGAGTTCTCTGATCCCATATTGCCGCCGTTGCAGTGGTCGTAACATAATCCGTATTTGTCTTTATCAGATCATTGAATTTTGGAAGGGCTATAGGCGACATTGTATTGTTTGCAATGAGTGTATCTGTATCTCCCCTTACATCGTTCAGAAGTTTCTTGAATTTTTCCTTTGACGGCAACGCAGCGGCATCACGTTCTGCTGCGGCCTTTTCTGCTGCGGCATTATATGTTACGGAATCAATACCTTTACTTAATGATTCAGTCAGGCTCATCTCTATTCAGGCTCTTTATGATTTTTCCGTGTTTTATTACGGAGAAGGATTTCGGGAAAAGGCCCTTTACGTCTAGGATTCAGAACAACAAAATCAGGATATTTCTTAAGTAGCCCAGAAACATCCTTTTTGACTCGGGTGAGTCGTTTTCCATCCTGTAGACCTCCTGGTGTCGTGTAAATAGAGGTCTTTGCAGCGGCAAAGTTCAATCGGACGACAACACCATCCTTCTCATAAAAAAGAAGACTACGCTCATAGTCATCCTTCGGACCTGTAGTGACAGTAAGCTTTCGATCATCCTTGAAATTAATATAGCCAAAGAAGTTACCAATAATAAACTTCAGATCATAACTCACAGTGTCTTTCATGAAAAACCCATTGGCTGATGGATAGAGACCCCATAGATTCGCCTTGTGTGTGGCACATTCCTTAAATCCACGTTCAATGAGTTTCTTGAGACTCACGAGTTCCTTTTCGTGACGTTTTTTCGTAGCATCAAACTCAATAAAGCCTCGGATATCATCATCGCAACTTACAAGTTTCTTGCCTTTTGGAAAATAGTTAGAAATAAAGTTCCTGACATTTGCGAGTCCAGGAACTCCTACAATTAAATGACCGTATGTGTTCGGATCCAAGAACTCCTTGTAAATTCCGTATTCTTCCTTATCCGCAACAAAAACATAGATAGATTCTTTCGGGATCTTGTATTTTTTCAAAGTAGTAAGAGTCTTTTCCTGTAGAATTTTTTCACGCTTATACGATGGAATTACAAAGATATAATCCATTCTCCTAATTATGCACAATATTCCTCATCGCATCATTCCACTTATAAACATCATAATCTTTATAGTTAATAAAGAGATTATGAAGCAAGCCCTGCTTTCGTGACGTTAACATCCCTAGCTGATCAAAGACCATCAGAATTGGCCGTAACTTCTCTTGAATATAGGCCATGATTTCATCAGGTGATGACGTATCACCATAGGATTCACAAGGAAACAGGACTGTATTGCCCTGCAGCTTCCTGCGATAATCAACCTGCTGGTTTACAAGATCTAGATACCTTTTTACAAAGCGAATCTTAATAAACTCATCAATTTCAGGCGATGAACCTATATAAGATAGAATTTCATCATCGGATGAAAGAAGTAGATTGATGAAGTCTCCATTATTGTCATATAGAGGCTTATACTGTTCCATGTTTGTCATACAATGACAACCAGTCCCATATGTAATGTCAAAGAGTATATTACGTTTAAACTTAGAACTATCCTTTGCCTTTTCATACAAGGCGTTAAGTGTCTGAGTAAGTCCAGAGCCAGTAAACTCCTGCACAACAAGTTTTGTGTTGTTTCGAAGAGCCTCTTTTACGTGGGTATCTAGAATATAATCGTCTTCAGGATGCTCAATCCTTTTTGAAATGAGTGTAATTGTATGAAGACTAGAGACCCACACATCATCCATTTTTACATATGTAAAGCCTCTTGATTCAAAGTAAAGAACCATGAAGTCCATTCGTTTTTCAAACTGAGGATCATAATGAATAATATTTGCCCTTGTCTTTCGAATAAAGACAGGAAGAATCTGATCATGTTCATCTGTCAGCTCATCGAGACTGAATGCATGGGGGCAGCTACCAATGCCTACATACATCATTTTTGAGTGTTTGCATACATGAGGAAAATCCCAAGTTTCAATTTTTACAAGGCATACTTGACACCGCCCATACCTCCCTCAACAACAAAGTAGTTGAGACTGTCTACATAGATTGTTAGATTGTAGACATAGGATGTATTAGGAGGCAAAGGCCAGACATCTACTTCAACTTGAAAGTTCTTGATACGACTCGCATTCAGAGATCCAGAAGGCTGTGTATTCGGAGAGTGCAAGGCAAAAGTATAGACGGGGATTCTGGTGTTTTGCTGTCCATCTAGTGATTTCCAAGGCACAATCTTCGTAAAATATTCAATAGGTTTTTCTTCCTGTATCTCATTTCCATCACTCAGAACACGCAGAGTTCTCAGAATGTTGAGCTGACCCTGCGGCAACAAAACCCCTGAAGAAGATGCACCCGCAGGAGCTCCTGGTGTAGGAACATACGGGGCTATAGGATAGGAATACCAATTGGTGAAATTCGCAAAGTCATTGCGATTCTGTAGACTATCACTACGTCTCGGAATAAACAGAAGTCTGCTAACAGGATTGTGAGTATACAGATCTAGAGTCTGACGTGTATAGAGTCCTGGAAATGAATAGGTTGTTGTTTGAGGAATCAAATAAGAGAGAGGCTGTGTTGCAAATGTCTTTCGTTCTTCATCGGCCAAATAGACATACGTGCATTGAAGTCTCGGATTTAGAAACCAACCATTAAGAACTGGCACTGTTACGCCAATATCGGTGGCAAAGTTCCGCCAATCCACATTTGTCTCGTCAGTTGATACATATTCGGGTATATTCTGCTGCATACTGACCTTGCTCGAAAGAAGCTTATAGGTGGGATTTACACGGTTACCTGAGATATCCACAATTGTGTAGAGATCCTGTATGGAATTTAGCGTGAGTTGAACCTCGCAGTCGTGATACTGGAGAGCAACAAGAGGAAGAGCCTGGGAGGTTGCATCACTGAACCAGAAGGACAGGGGAACATGGATATCTTGGCCCGCAATAGAGGGTCTATTTGTTTGAGATCCCAGAGGAAGTGACTTATTTCGATAGACAGTTGGATATCCACCTGTTCCACTTGTATAGAGGCCCGTGGCTGGAGTTGTAAGTTCTGGAATATCACCCACCAGAACTCTCCATTTTTCATAATCATTCGGATCATAATCAACAAGAGCCTTCGCGAGAAGATATGTTCCATCAAATTCCTGAATCTTCTGGCCTCCTACGTAAAATGCGGCATTCTGAATGAGAGCAGCACCAAGATACCGAACCCATTGATATTGATATTGTGTTGTGGGTGCAGAACGATTGCCCGATGCATCTTTACTATAGATATCAGGAACTCGGAATGTAAAATACAAGTCACTTACCAGATCTCCAACACGCTGTAACTTCGCTCGGAGTTTAATCTGCTGATTCCAGAAAAGTTCATTTGGACCTTCAAGTGCGAAACTTACAGATTCTTGGCTAAAATGGCTATACCGCCGATAGGATTTATACCAGAATGTCATTTCAGGATTCCCGCTCAAAAGAACGTTTTGTGTGCCATAGGCCACGAGTGCCAATAAACCACCACCAGTCATTCTTCTCTTGCTCTACTAAGAGAAAGGGTAGAAGGATTTAGATACTTGATATTTACTGCTGCTGATAACTCGTCGTCCAGTAGGTGTCCGTGAGATACGGGGGCATATCCTGGGACTTTGAAAGTGTCTTTGAAGAGACACCCTTCGTTACCAAAGCCTGGATTTCTGTGTAAGACAATGCATAAGCAAAATAGACGAGATTGCTCAAGCTTCCACTGAATGAACCATTGAAATTGAGAGGTCCACCAAGTGACATCACTTTCTTATCGCTCAATGAGAGGTTCAGAGTGCTAAACAACGTAACATTCTGGAAGTTCTGGTAAGGCATAGAACCCTCGAACGGCAACTTCTTGATGAGATTTCCGTTGATATAGACCTCGAGGCTGTTCTTTCTGCAAACAAGAACACAGTGAAACCACTTTCTTACAGGAATGTTATCAACATCAATGAAAGTCATCGGGCCCTTGTAGGCATTCATGATAATCCGAAGAGTATTTGAGTTGCCCTTCACGAAAACACCGGGACCTAGAAGGGGCCAAGGTGTCGCATAGCCCTTGTGGAATACGTGCTTCAGAACATCATCGCCTGAAAAGGTTGAAGGGTTCACATATAAGAAAAAGCTGTAACTGAACTCCGTGCCAGTTCTCTCATTGTCTGAAAAGAGAATCTGCTTTCCAAAAGGATCAACATTCAAATCCTGTGTAAAAACATACTGCTTGTCCTCGGCGGCGACCGTATAAGGCATTAGTTCGACGCTCTTGCTTCCCATTCTCATGAATGAAATAACAAGATACTCGAATGTTACAAACAGGAAAAAGAGAACCGTGAGTGTTATAAGCACAAGCAGTACCTGTTGGAAAAATCCTTTTCCTGCAATGAGGCCCACAAAACCTGAATCTGTATTGACAGCGTCTGACATCTCTACCGTTAGTTGTTAATTTTAAGAAACAAACAACGAAAGGTTAATAAATGATTTAGTATATCTACGCAGTGAAGTTCACCTGTCCCTTCGCATACTGGATCGCAGGTGTCGGGTATTTGTAGGTGACCTGGCCCTGAACATCGAACATGTTCTTGAGCCATCCGAAGAAGCTCGACTGGCTGTCCGTGGGGCCCATCATATACATGCGGTAAATCTGATCGGGGTTGAGTGCATAGTTGTAGGTCGACACGTCACCGAGGTATCCCTCGAATCCAGCAAAGTCCAGCAACTTCATCTTCATGCCATTCGGGTCTACCATGTAATAGTGGGGCAGAACACAAGAACGATTCAGCTTGCCGTCCATGTAAACATCGCATGACTTGCCACTCAAGACAACTGAAACGAACACCCACTTCTGCAGATTTACCTCGGGCAGATCGCAGAGTTCCAGATTGTCCTGTAAACCGGAAGGCATCTGCGTCGTTGTGAACATTGTCTTAATACTGTCTGGCGTTAGGGCCCCTGATGCCGTAGACCCTGAGCTATTGACACGCACCAGCAGCTTGCTTGTGAACGAGCCGAGTCCTACAACGAGTGTTGACATTGACTGGCCACGGATTTCAAGAATGTGCTTGTTCATTGCAACTGTGTCCTTAAATGCCGTAATATATATCCAAAACGAGACTGAATATTCACCACCTTCATAGGGAGGAGGAATAGGGTATAGATCAAGCTGTGTATTACCAGGAATGGCTGTCGTGATGAGTGAAGCCGAGGCGAGGCCTGACGCCGTAAAGAGATATTGATAGAGGTAATATAGAGCAATGGCACCTAAAATGAGCACAGCCACGCCGCCAACTGCTCTTGATACGCCGCTTACTTGAGATCCCCGTGACGAATCCATTGATAACCTTCTGAAGTCTATGGAGAATATTCTCAAGCATAATTCGTTTCCCAATTCATCAGTGGTGATGCGGGTTTGATATTAGGACCATTTACACAGGAGCCATCCTTACAGAACGGTGTCATGTTTGTAATTGTGCTGAGAAGAGTGCTATCTCCGCCCAAATAAGGCTCTCCATTCGTATCAGCCTTATTCTTGTATGTGTTTGACACGTCGCTTGCCGTAAATTTCTTAGGAACAATGTTTACATGGGCAACTAGGCCATTCAGTCGTGGATCACCCGCAACAACAGGAGCAACAGCTGAACCTGAGTCTAGAATATATTGAACTCTCTTTGATAAAACAATAGAGCTATTGTAATAGATATCAAAACGACGACCCTCTCTGGCAACCGTGATCATTGTCCATTTCTGGAACGGGATGTTCGGAAGCACAAGTGTCTCTTCAACAATCTCTGTTTGAGTTTCACCTTCCTTCTTTCTCAAACAGCGTGCAACAAGTTGAACCGAGGCAGATCCTTGACGACTCGCATCCGGAGCAGCTAAAAGTTCAATTCGAACAACATTTGAAATATTCAAA